AGAACGCCTACAGTAGCTCCCGCTTCTGGTAGTTTGCGCTCTTGTTTTGCTGACTCGCTTATTGTTAGTGCCATGTTATTTCTCCTTTATTTATTTGGGTTTGTTGTTGTTGGGGTAAGTTCGTCAAAAGCTGGGGACTTAACGTAGAAGCCCTGCGCGATGGTTGCGGTCTTTGCATACTCGATAGTCACATTGGCGGGCGCGATGTGTCGAGCTAATTCACACACGCTGTCTGCGGTCAGTATGACCAGCCATTCTTTGCGTCCGTTACGGCGGAAGAATACTGCTGGGATCTTGCCCGCTGGACAATCCCGCTTGGACTGCTCCATCCACTCTTCGGGTTTTAGTGCTTGGCAACGCTTGCCTTCGATATGAAAAGGAAAATTCTCGCAGACTACATCCCCGCTACCGCCTTCGGGATTGCCCGCGTACTGCTGGGTGCGTCTTGCCTTCTGCCAGCCCTGCTCTCGTAAGTAGTTCGCTAACTCTCTCTCGCCCGCTGCGCCCTTAGCCCTGCTGTTGATCTTGCCCATGGGTTGTGTCTAGCCAACCACCCACCGCAAGGTCGAGCGTATATTTAATTACGCCAAGTCTTATTAGCGTGGCTAATGTCCCTATTAAATTTGTTAATCATTGCTCTTATGGTCAGCTTCTCAACAATCTCTTGGTTTGCCTTAATCCACGCCACAGCCTCATCGTAGGACTTTGCATCCTGCAATCCATCCTCAAACTGATCCCACGCCTCTTTGTCGTTCATAGGTTCTGGAATACACGCCAACTCTGCCCTGTCGATGGGCAAAGCTTAGTTGTTATGCTTTTGCACTTAGAGATTGGCAACAGCCAGAATAGGTCATCGTTCATGCCCCAGCAGGCCACATAATCCACGCCACTGATAGCACGCTTGGGTATATTGTATCCATTCCCGCTGCTGGTGCTGAAGCGATACTTGGTGCGTCCTGCCTCTACGGTTTGCGCGGTCTTAACTTGGATGCGGAAGAACTTATTATTCTTCTCAGCCACTACATCATAGCCAGAAAAATCCTCGTAAGGTAGCAACACCGAGTACCCGCACCGCAGTAACGCACCAGTAACGCGAGCCACCCCAACTGCACCTATTTGTCGTGATGTTAATTTCATGCTTGACGGACTTCGGTTTGTGCTAGAGACTTTTTCCTATGAAAGCAATAACAACTATAACACTGATGGCGATGCTTGTGGCATCGGGAATGGCGCAGGATGAAGATGCAGTTCTTGGAGTTGTAATTGGAAAGTCTGGATTCCAATGCGGAAAGAATTGCGCGATTGGGGCAGATGGAGTTGCAGTCTATGGTGATGGTCGCGGCAATTATATAACTTCAAAAGGTTTCGCATATAAAAGTGGAACTGATTATGTGGCATCATCTGGAACTTATGTCACTCAATCGAATGGTTGGTTTTACGGCTCAAAGTACGCCATTCCCGCTGGGATGGCATACATGAACGGATCGTCAACATTCGTTGGGACTCAGAATCCAGTTAAATTACGCAGACCCTAACCCTGTCCAAAGGTTGACAATCTATTCCTAATCCTAGCCTCTAGACCAGGGATGAATTTCTTTCTGGCTGGGTTGCGTTCAGCCATATTGTACTCATCCTGCAATTGAGCATCGCTGGCCGCACGCATCAACGCTCTTGGCTCAACTTGATTGATCGCGGCTAATGTTTTAGGACCAAACCCGCCATCTACTGCCACCTTCTGACCAAGAGCGTTTAATCCTTGCTGGATGTATTTCGTTGCACCGCCCAGCCCTCGATTAAACGCGAGATCCTGCGTGAATGGCTGGATGGCCTGGGGGAGTTTTTCGACAAGTGGCGCGGTGTAGCCTTGGATGTATTCTGCCGCTGCTTTTGCTCTTTCTTGCGCTGGGAGCGATGAGATGGCTTTGAATGCTTCTGGATGGTATCGGTCATTGATTCCAGCTACCTCAAAGCTTCCACCCATATCTCCAGTTGGCAACTTATATACAGCAAGATTACCTTGGTTGTCCTTGCGACCCTCCCACTCCACGGTTTGCAATGGTAGCGGAAGTGCGCCAGAGGGCTGCTGGGCTGGTACTGTCGGTGGCTTAACATATTCGCTCATAGGTTCTATCCTTGCGGCTTGTTCTGATGGTTGTTGTGGTGGCTTTGAGTAAGGCTCAAACTCCATACGGATTGCGTTATTGCGATCCTGCTGGCTTAAACCAGTTTGGCGTGACGCTGATCCAGAGATGTCAAATTTAGCCATTTAGTCTCCTTGTTGCATCATAAGCTCGCGGCCTATTTCTTGACGCTTTTGCATTTCTTCTGGAGATAGCTCCCGCCTCATGCTCTTTGTGAGCGACTTGCTGATCTTGTAATCTCTGTACTTGTTGTTGGCTATGGCTGAAGCATTATCTACGCCCATCCCGCCAGCGCGCATTGCAGAGATGGCTTCAGACCTAGACAATCCCAGCAACATCGCGGCGTGGAAATCTTTGTTGGCCTCATCGAACATAATCCTGCGCCTGTTCTGCATCTTATCGAACTGTTCCCGCACTTTCGCTTCTGGAACATTGCCAACCGCGCCATAGGTTTCTGTGAATATCCTGCCAACATCAGCCATATCCGTATTAAACCTGGATGCCTTTGATTCGAGTGATTTGGATACGTTGATGGATTGAGGGCGGATACCGAACAGCGCGGATAACTCCTCGGATGGCTTGTAAACACGACCATACCTAGAAACCGTTGTATCGGGTTGGCCGCTTAGGGCATATCCAATTCTTCGGATTTGGGATACGGTTGCTGGCTCATTTTGACGTAAAATATAAGAGATTGTGTCAAGCGATTGATCGGTCAAAGTGTCCTGCGGATTGCGAATTGTTCTGCCTTGCGGTGCTTTGCCGTAATACGCGGATATGATTGAGTTCGCCAAAATGCTTGGCCCGATATAAGACTCTGTAAAATCTTTGATTGCGCCAAATATTGATTCCTCTGGATCTCTTCCAGAGACAGCCGCTTGCATGGGTCCAAAGAATATCTCATAAGGGCTAGTATAAGATATGTCCACATAGCCAACATCTTTCCCGTCCATTCCAGTAGGCATAAGAGAAGCGTTCTTTTGATATGGCGCAACAAACCTTCTCAACGCATCGACCTTTCTGTCGTTAAATCCAGTTGCCCATTTCCCAATTGCAAGAACTCCCATAATTGCGGATGTTCCCGCAATCATTCCAGCCAATCTTTTGAATGCGTACTTCCGCATTCCAGGTGTCCTGTAATCCTCTGCTGCATATCGCACTGTATTTGGAAGAGTCCGCAATATTTCAGAAGGCCAAGATACAAAGTTTCCAATCAATGGCTGCAAACGAAACGCCTTAATGATTCTTGGCACACGCGAGTAAGTCGGCCTTGTATTCTTTACGCGCTCGGCCCCAATAACCTCTGCCTCTTGGCGGGACAATCCTCTTCCATCCATAATTTGCTTGGTTTCGTTCTCCCAAGCCATCAGCTTGAACAAATTATCACCAGCACGATAGGTCTTGTTTAGTGTTTCAACGCCAACCTTAACTCCTTTTCTGACAAAACCAGCACCAGTTCCAGCTAGTTTGCCTGCTTTCGCAGACAACTCTTCAGCAAGGTCAATTGTCGACCCCTTGTACTGCTGTGCATCCTTGAGCATTTGCGTAAATTCGTTAAGAACAGTGTTGTCGTAAACGCCAAGCTGGGCAGCGCGAGTAAGATAGGCTCTGCCTTCCTTTGTATCCACAGAAGGAACTCCAAATTCAGCCAATATTGTCTTTACTGGCTTTAGGTTTCCACCAAAATTGAAGTTTCCATTAACGACTTCGATCAATACGTTTGAAATAGGATTCCTAAACTGAGCCTGGATACTTCCAACTGTCTTGCCCCACTTGACCCAAGCATTCGCCATTGAGTAAAGCTGAAATGCTGCCCCGCCTTTATGGAACATTTCAAAATTCTCAATGGCATCGACCAAATCCTTCTCGGCGTACAGCCCATTTAATGGCGAGCGAGTGTCAGATCCATCAGCCGCAATCTGTGTGGCTGCATTGCCAGTTGGCCTTTCAAAGAATAGTTTGTTGGCAACGCCAAACTCTTTCAGTTTGTTCAACTGTTCTTGGGATTGGAGCAAGTTAATCATCTTACTGGCAGACCTTGCGTAGTTAATGACTGGATCATTGTACTCGCCCATTAAAAATCTTATCTGCTCTGGAATGTCTTGCCTTGCTTTCGTTATGCCAAGTTTTTTGCCAATACCAGCAGACTGTATCAGAGATTCAAATGGCTTATCCATTCCGCCCTCAACCAATTCCTTAATCTTGCCCTGCACCTCGGCCTCGGTTGTGGCTGGGTTGGCTGACTTCATTTGTGTTCTTACAAAGTTCTCGGCATCTGCGTATGCGGCTGGATTTCTCTGTTTCACAAGCCCTACATCGTACTTAGGATTATCAAACTTCTCGTAAGAACGAGTCAGATACTCGCCTTTATTCATCCTAATCATATCAGCTTTGCTCATTCCAGACGGACCAACTTCTTGTGAGAACACGCCAGACTGGATTAAGCCTTCCGATAGATTGTCTAGCTGACGGCGCATTTGCTGAACGATTGGCTGGAGAGGCTCTGGAAGATTGTTGATTGGTAAATATCCTCGCAAAAACTGGTCAACTTGCAGCGACTGTTCTGGGGTAAGTTTTGATTGCTTGTTAAGCTTCTTCGCCGCATTCGACAGATCCTTCAGCGTAAAATCAATCTGCTTCAGCATCGCCTGCGTGCGCGATCCCTTGGCCTCCATAATGTTAAACATCTCTTTAGGAAGATTGCCTTCCGTAGTAAGCCACTTCTGCGCTACCTTGGCCGCACCTTCCTGCACATCGGATACAATGAACCCAGCCTCACCAGCCTTGCCACGCATAGGGCGAGGGATGGTTGGTTGTGTAGCCGTTTCAGTTTTTATGCTTGGCTGTTCAAGCGTTGATTTAACACTTTTTGGCCTGTACTCTTCATAAAGTTTTCTGTATTCGTCGCCACCAGCCGAAACTGCGCTTTCTATTGCCTTGGCTTGTTCTATTCCTTCAGCAAACTGTCCGCTATCATCAGCAAATTCATAAGTCCAATCGTGATTTTTTAATAGTTGTTCAAAGTCAGCCAACGGAAGTTTACCAGCTTCAGCTTGAGGGGCTGTAATTGTGCCTTCGCGCACAATCTCGCCTTGCAACGGCTCTCTGGTTGGTTGTGTGGTAATTGGTTCTTGGGGAACCATAGTGCTAGGCTTAGGGGCAAGAACTCCACCTTGAGATTCAATTGTAAATACTGTTGGCCTTGTTGGCCTGTAATCAAGATCAATTAGGCTCTCTTGAAATTCGCTTGGTATTCCACGCCGTTGCATCTCTGCTGTATCAGCTTGTGTCCCGCGCACGTTCCCGCGCACACCAGATTCTGGCAATCCTGCTGGTCGTATTGGTGGTAACTCGGCAGTTGGCGTTGGACGCATCGGTGGGGTTGTAAGCTCAGTCCTCTCAAATACTGGCCTTCCAGCCAGATCAACTGTTGTGCGTTTTGCTGACTCAACTCCCCTAGCTCCAGTTTTCTGTGCTTCAGCTAGTATGCCATTCCAATCGCGGTATTCCGCTTCGGTAGCCTTGCCAGCCTTAACTCTTTCATTTAGCGAAATAGCTTGTTCTCTGTTGTACCCCTTAACCCGCGAGCCACTGCCAAGTCCAGCAAACAAAGCTCCAAACAAAGCGTCTTGTGCAATTGTTCCAGCATCCACCTCTCCGCCAGTAACAGCCCTAACTCCAGTGCCAACAGCCGCGCTGACTCCAGCAGAAGTACCAACAACTTTCCCAAGCTCTTGCGCTGCTCTTTTCGCGCCTAATTCTTGAAACAATGTCTTGCCAGCTTGCACTAACTGCCTTGCGCCAACCGTACCCATAGCGACCTCTGGCGCGTACTGACCAGCGGTGGCATAACCTGGAGCAAACTCTCTTGCTCTAGCAACATTAGGAGTGAACTTCTGGAGTCCAGCCTCAGCCAGTTCGCCACCAGCAATTGCTCCACCAACTCCACCAGCAACAGCACCAATCGGACCACCAACCGCCAAGCCCCCTAACCCTCCAGCAATCCCGCCCATAACTGAAGCTGATCCCTTGACCAGACCAGCAGCACCAGCCGCAACCTTTACATTGGTCGGAACATCAACAGCCTGCGTATTTACGAAGTCATCAATCTCTGCATCTTGCTCTGGCGTGTAGTCTTTAAGCGTGGATGCGTATAGCTTAGTCTCCTCACCCCACTTGCGGGCTAGGTCAACTTGCTCTGGATAGGTAAGAGTCTTGTAATCTTCGCTTTCTTTAATTTCAGCCCAAGCAGGCGGGTTTTCTGGTTTGGGTAATGGTTCTGGCTCTACTGGCATCCCCGCTAGTTGCCGAATACGATTGGCTGACGATAGCTCTAGGGCTTCAGCCATGTTATCTACCTAGTCTTGATTTGATATAACTTGAGGCTGTCGGTTCTTCGGATTCACCAAAGAAGTTATTTAATTGAACCTTTATTCCTTTTGGAGTTTTTGGATCTCTCCACATTCTTTCGGCCTGTTCGTTGCTATATGAAATTGTGCTAAGTCCATCCGCACCCGTCAACACAACCTTGCCTCCCGTAGAGGCTTTGACCAATTCTTTTCTGACATCTTGGCTGGCCATTCTGATTGCTGAATCTCGATCATACCCCTCGGCCTCATAGGTGGAAGCAACTTGCGGTACTTGGTTTCTATAGATTTGACCATAAATATCTGCGCTAGTTTTGCCAGCCTGACCAGCCAACACTGTTTGCTTTACTCCACCAAGATCAACGCTTGCAGTAGGCAACAAGGACTTCTCGCCAGCCGCCAAATTCATCATCGCATCTCTCCTCGCTTGTCTTATCCTTGCTTCAACATCAAGCTCGCCCTGCATCTTGGTTGCCTCAAGTATGCCTGGTCCACCTTGAGCCACCATCTTCGATGCCATTTTCTCGCCAATAGGAATACCAACATCCTTTTGCTGTTCTTGCTCAAGAAATGCGGCAATTTCGCCAGCCCGCGTGGCTCGCCCGCTTGGGCTGGACATCTCCTGCTCTTTACGTTTTTCGGCCAGATCAAGCTGTAGTTTCTCAAGTTCAAGACTCTGCTTTTCAGCCTGCATGGCTTTAGCCTGCTTATAGGCATCACTCTCAAATAGCTTAAATGGTCCGTATGATACTCTGTCCATAAATTATCCTTTATCCGAATTTGAATGGGCTAAACAAATTGCCAATACCAGTTGCAATCTGACCAAACTGTTGCGCTCCGCTTGGCTGACTCGCAATTGCTCCAACTTGCGCGCCATATGTTCTAGCACTGTAATCAGCTTGTGCATTATAAAGCTGGTTGAACGCATTGGTAAGCTGAACTGGAATCTGCTGATCCACTGCTTGATAGAAGTTAGCAGCCGTAGACGGCTGTTGGTTAAATCCACCAGGCAACGCCTGATTGGCTTGGATGTAGCTCTGCATCGCACCCTGCTGCTGGGCTGTGCGTGCGCCAGCGAGGTTGGCAATGGAAGGTCCGCCAGCAACAAAGTTGGAAGCTGCACCCAGCCTGTTTTGACGCAATGCGTCACGGAACGCTATGTCAGCTTTGAGAGCATCACCACTCGATAAGCCAGATCCAAGGAAGCTCTGCGCTGCCCCGTAACGCGCCAGCTTGCGTTGCTCGCCAGCCGCACCAATCTGTGAGGCTTCTTGCACTGCTGGTCCTAGGCCAAAGACGTTGCCACGGGCAGTCTGTGCGGCTCGGATAGATTGCTCGTAGCCACGCCGTTCTTCTGCACCAATGGTCGATCCGAGGCGGAGTTGATTCAGAGCCTCGTCTTCGATGGTCTGACGAATCTGCTCAGTCTCTGGCGTGGTTGTTGCACCAATTGGCTCGGTAGCCATCTGGCGATATTGCTGACCCAAGCCAACCGCAGTACGGTATGAATCTGGATCAATCTGGAAAAGCTGTTGGGAAGCACGCTCTTCGGGTAGCTGTGCAAAGGTGCGGAAGGATGTGATCTCCTTTAACGCCTCTGGGCTATCTGCCGTAATAGGTGTGAAATTCTTCTGCATATCCTGCGCGCCAGTTACTGCGCTGGTCACGCTCTTTAAGTCATCGTTGAGTTGTTTGATGAACACTTCTGAAGAAGTGCGCCTAGCATCGCCAGCGGGAAGATCGGCAAGAAGTTTGTTGGCCGTGTTAAGCCTTTCGGTAATCCCAGCAATCTGAGTGTTGCCGCGCTCGATTACGCTGTTGAGGCGAGATAGCTTTGAGTTGTTGTAATCATCAATGATGTTCTTGTCGGACACTTGGAAGTTTAGCATTGTGCCAAGGTCGGACGATCCGTAGTTACGCCCAGCGGAAAGTTGGGATAGGGCTTGGTTAAAGGCTGGACCAGCGTTAGGATTTTGCATTCCCATGCCACCAGCAGTTAACGCTTGGATTTGGGATGCAAGAGAGTTGCGGGTATTCTCTTGGCTAGTGACATCGGCAAGCCGCTTTTCGTAGCTACTCTGAAGGTTGTTTATTTTTATATCGTTGCTTTTCCGAATTGCATCGGTATAGCTTCTTTCTGATTGAGCCGCTAATCCTCTTTCTGCACCATCCAATTGATCCTTCATAGAAACTCTTGGATCATTTGAGTTAGAAATAAGTTCTTGAGTTACTGTTCTTGGAACAATCTCGCCTTTTTCGTTTACATCGTAGGCCGTCCAGCTTGCCATGCGCCTTAATCCCATATTAAGCCTTTAACTGTGGGTTGCCAATGTTCGTGCCAATCGTGCCGTAAAAGTCAACTGGTCCTGGCTGGCGGTTAAACGCGACATTCTGCTCAACCGATTCGTATGGGCTAGTTCCGTAAAGACGCTCGAACTGGCGAGTCATCTGATCGCCTAATCCGCGATTCAAGGCATACGCCTGCGGGCTAGTCTCATACTGCCTGCGGAGCGATTCCAGGGTGCGCTGTGGTCCATATTGGCGTTCTAGCTGCATCCCAGCCTGCACGCCTGCTTGCTGGTCTAGGGCTGATAACTGGCGTTCCAGAGAACGCTGTTGAGGCATATATTGAATGCGAAGTTTATTTTCCAGGGCCGCCATTTCTGGGGCTTTCTCAATGTAAGTTTCAACATTAGTCCTATACGCAGCAGCATTAGCCTGCGCCACCGCATTTGGATCGGGAGGAGGAGGAGGTGCGGGAATAGAAGGTGATCCACCCATGGTGTTAAACCCTAGCCTTTCGCATAAATGTCATATAGTCGTAACTCCTTGGTTTGCCAGAACGATTAAAGGTGATCCGCTTGCGAGGACCGAAGCGTTGCCAAAGCAACAACAGCAAGCAATTCAATGATTTAGCACCTTTTGAGGAGATAGTCAAATCCACAAACACATTCTCGCCATCTTCAGTATGCTCATAATGCTTAGGCTCTTGGCCGTCCTTGATGCACCTAGCCAGAGCCACCCCAGCAATCCCATCCTTATCCTCAACCACGCCTACCATCCCCTGCTTCTCAAACCAACCGTACCACTCAGCCAAGTTAGTCCACATGGACTCAGGCACGCCACTCTCCTCTATATACTCTAGCGCGGTCATAGGGTCTTCTGTACCTCGATTGTGTCGGGGTTAGCCGCTGCCATGATCTGGCGGATAGCCATCTTGTTTGCTGAACTGGAAATCTTGATATTGATTAAACGCCACTTCTCGTACTTGCGAAGGTCGCTGGCAAGCTTCTTTTTGACCGAGGACGGAAGGACGGCTGGCAGTGTAAATGGCAGGGTTAGGATTGAACTTGCTATGTTTATATTGGGAGCAACGCTGACATCCCCAACATCAATGTCACGCTGGATAAATACGTTTGCATCACTTGAGAATGAGTTATCAAATACAATCTCAAAATGGCTGCCGTATTTTAGGGAGAAAGGATCTCCAAAATTAAAGTCTTTGGTTCTTACGAATGATTCATAATCTGTTCCAGAATCAACGTAATCAGATGAAGTAGTCCCAGCGGGAGTTTTATAACCAGCATACTTGCTAATAAGTCCTGTTGTATTTTTCAACATCAACCTTGAGCCTTCAGCGTTGAAATTGGTTAGGGCAAACTGCATTGCTTTCAGAGTCCAAGTTCCCTCAAACGCCCCTAGCGCGGTGTTGTACACTAGCAAAGTATCGTTGGTATCGTTTGACTCAGTGGGTATGGACAAAAAGTATCTATTATCGTAATACATAGCAGTAGATACTGCGATAGCCTGCGTGTTGATGCTCTGGATAACATCCTTAACTATCTCTGAAATGGGTATTCCAACTGAGCTAAAATCATCCGCTACTGACCGTACCAGCGACCTAATGCCATTGTCGGACAAGAACAATATGTCGCTACTTACTTGAACCGCAGTACCAGTAGCAACGCACCCTGTATTGTTTGATATGATTGACACAATCCAATCGGCTGCTGTGACCGCATCGCTGGGTACATCCACCTGGAATACCCTTCGCTTCTTGAATACGATAATCCTATTCTTGTAGTACGGAACGATTGCAGTTATCTCGTCACCATCATCGCCATTGACAACAATGCTGTTGGTCGCATCCCATATTGAAGGATCTAATATGTCCGAGGCGTAAAGCGTGTTTCGGTAAGCTCCAGACCCAACAGCGAACAGCCTATTCTCCGTGTTAATCAAGAGTCTCAAGCCTTGTGGCGGTGGGCTGACCGTAGCTGTGGCAGTCGCGCCTGACCCATTGCCAACGATTGTGATTGTAGGCGCGGTTAAATAACCAGAACCGCCGTCAACAACAGTCACGCCTGTTACCGCACCACCAGCAACTGTTGTAATAAAGGTTGGTACTGTCCCGCCCAAGTTAGGTCCAGTAGCAATTGCAGTTGCGCTTGTATAACCAGTTCCAGCGGTAGTAACAGTTACAGCGCGAACCTTGCCACCTTGCCTAGTGATAATGCTGCCATCCCAATAATGAAAGTCTCCGTCAGCATCGGCCAAGTACATCTTGTCATTAAACTGAGCCATTGAAACTTCAGTTGTGCTGAGAACTGAATAACCATTAGACCATTGCTGGGCGTAAGAGTTCCATGCGCTTGTTGATTGGCTCCAAGTTGCATCAATTGGATGCATGGTGGAAGTGCCATTTGAATCAATGCTAAAGAACCTTCCGTTGGTTACGGTCAACAACTGCTCGTTGGCGGATGTCTCGTAGTAACGCATCCCCCCCACAGAGCCAACCGCGCTGGTGGCAGTAGTGCAAAAGTTTGTTGTACCAACGCGAGTTTCAAGATTGCCCTTTGGGGAAAGGGTCATGTTTTGTAACTGTTGTACTTGATTCTCGGACAGTAGGTCGGATTGCAGGCCACTGGCTTGACCGCCAGTAAAATTGCGTATCCCGTCAAAGGACAGAACATCGTCCAAATTTTCGCTGTAATAAGGCATAAGCCTCCTTTACGCTGAGAACATTTCTTCTATGGTTAGCTCGCCTAAACTTTGCGGAGTGATCTGCTTGATTCCGCCAACTTGGCTCAACTCGTAGTTAGCCATCAAAGCAAGATCGGCGTTAGCAGTCTGCGTGATGGCTTGCGCCTTGGCATACTGCCGTTCACGCTCTAGGGCATCAGAATGGGTTAAGGCCAGAACAAGATGATGAACGTGAGGTAAGCGAAGTTCATCATTCAAGGCTGAATCAGACGGAGGAAAATCAACGATATAGTTTGTTCTAGTAAGACACTTTAGTTTTTCAACAACACGCAATGGGATTGTTCCAGATGTTTTAAGCCTTGGGTAGAGATTTAACTGTGCAACACCACTACTATTTCGGCCTGTAAAATGGTAGGTATCTGGATCTCCAGTACGCGCATCGTCAAGCAAACCTGGGTCTTGGCTGACAATCGTTGCCAAGTCAATCGGATCAACCTCTGCATCATTGTAAGCTACCGAGAGAGGTGTCTCTACATTTGTGCCTAGTGTGATTTGCCTGTTTGTTCCAACTGAATAGGTGGAGTTGGTAACAGTCTCACGCCAAGGGGCAAAGTCCCATACTCGGCGGTAAGCCAAGCTTGCGGCCTTCTGCAAGAAGGTAAGCGTATCGGCATCGGTCTTGCCAATCTTCTCGCCTGCGTATTGGGCGATTTCAGTTAGGGTCATTTATGCCCCCTCTTAATTCAGCACGCTCGGCCAAACTGCTTTAATTTCTTCTGGTGTGCTACCAACAATCTCGGTCTGGGTCACATCACGCAGGGCTTGTTTTTGTGCGGCAATCTCCGCTTGTTTCGCCGTATCAGCCGACTCAACAGCCTTCATAAACTCAATGTCGAGAGAGGCGAGAATGGGCTTGCGAGCCTCACGCCACTTATCTTTCCAAATTGCCTTGGCTTTATCTGGATTTACAATAATCATTCTTGGTACTCCCATGCGTTGCGAAAGGTGCGGTCGGAAGGAATGTCTGAAGCGTCAATGATCTTGAATGGCTTCCCAGCGGGAACGTCTTTTGCCGCACACTCTTCGATTGTGTGGGTTAGCAAATAGTCTGGAGTTGGAGTAATGATTGCCACTCCTTCGTCTGTTGGATAGATGATTTTTTTGTTCATAATGGCTTAGCGGAAGACGACAACAGAGTTTAGCTGAAGATCGACTGGGGCTGATGTGTTTGCTTGTATGGTTCGGAAACGAACAGATCCAGCAAGGTATGATGCGGCCCCTACAAAACCACCAAGAACTGCATCTTCTGTTGTTATAACCGTTGCATACTTTGCATCAGCCATAGCCGCTGTAAAGTTTGCCGTGAAATTCCCAGTTGAATTATCCGTGATGCTCGACACGTTGAAGCTGGCCGCAGTCGAAACCGTTCCAGTTCCATCAAAATTAACCCAAGCTTTTGCGACTCTGCTTGCTACGTTGTCGGCTTCTGTTGCTGAGGTTGAGAGCTTTGCAAATGTGATTGACCCATCCGCAGGAGTTGATGAGAATGTTCCAGTTGTTGCAGCGGTAACTCTGCCTTTGGCATCAACAGTTATGAATGGGATTGCGGAAACGCTTCCGTAGCTACCAGCCGTAACTGCCGTTGTCCCAAGTGTTCCTGTTCCCTGGCTAATCGTAAAGTCACCAGCAAGGGTAGTAGAAAGATTTGTAATTGTAGAAGTTGTGCTGTTGAGCGTAACAACTGTTCCAGATGTACTGTTGAGCGTGGCAATCGTTCCAGACGTAAAGATGCCTGCTGTGCCAGTTGTAGTTCCAGCCGTAAGCGTGGGAATCAAGGCTGTTGTAATCGTCCCATTCGTAATCGTGGCCGCAGTCGATGTCGTTGTTCCAGCGGTAAGATTAGGAATCGTTCCAGTGGTAATAGTCGCGCTGGTGCTGACTGTCCTGTTGCCCGTAGCCGTGCCGTAGGTCAACGCACCAGATAGGTTTAGGCCAGTATATGTTCCAACAGAAAGAGCATCGTCAAACAAGTTCTGAACTGTTGCACGCCTTGGCGCGCCTGTATCAGAAACGCCTCCAACAGCAATCAAAAGTTGGTCGGCAGTCCCTACTGTTGTTAACTCGGTCTGGGTTGTGATTAGACCAGCGTAGATGCCAGTATCATCAATAAGGTTATGCAGGCCAGCAGCAGTGACAGTTCCGTTAGTGGGAAATGTTTGAGTTCTATTTAGAATTGTTGCCATAAATTAAGCTGTAAACCTCATTGCGGTTGCGTAAAGCGTGCCAGCAGGGATTGTTCCATGTGAAATTGTATCTGTATTAAGAATTGTGTATCTAATAACATTTGCGCCTTCAACCCTAAATTGGCTCATCATTCTTGCTCCTGCGGCGGGAACTCCAGCAGTACCAGAACTTGAGCTAAGTGAGTTAAGTCCGCCCAAGACAATATCTCCAATTGCTGC